CTCTTGTTTCAGCACTGCTGCCATTTGAGGATCTTGTTCTGATAATAGCATTTGTTGTGTTATATTGCCCGTTTTCCATGGGTTTGGTTGGCCTCCACCTGCATTTGCAACAGGGCTTGGTTTTGCTCCCATTCCAGCAGCAGAACTTGGTTTAAAATGATGTTCCCAACCACTACCAGGATTTTTGAGACTCGTGAGATAGGTAGTGAGATTTTGTTCAACGCCTCCGTTCAATACAACTACTTCCCCGTTAGCATTTCTTTGTAACTTGTTTTGTAATAATGACAGAGTTTGTTCTGCATTTATCGCTCCAACATTACTGATAGCTGCAAGTGCTTTTGTTTTTGTAGAGGCAACTTCATTAGAGGTTTTCATCTCTTCTAAACTTTGCTTAAGAGACATATTTTCTTGTTGCATTTCTTGATTAGTTTTATTAGCTTCCTCCCAAAGAGTTTTCCATTGACCCTGATCTTCTAATTCTTTGGTGCGTTTTTCTTCTCTTTGTTTATAGACATCATCAAGTTTACCTTTAATGCCTTTAAATTTTTCTTGTGCTTCAGCAGCTTCTTTTTGTGCAGCAGCTAATTTTGCTTCATATTCTGCCTTTATAGCATCTAAATTTGGTGCTTGTGGTTGTGTTGATTGTGAAGCAGTTTCAGCCACAGGCTGTTCAGCAGGATTCACAGAATCAGGCTGAATTACTTGTTCTTCGATTGCCATGGATTAATCAGATAGTGGGCTTGTAGATTTCTTTTTAGTAGACTTTTTCTTTGTTGCCTTTGGTTCTGGATCAGGACAAACAACAGGAGCTTCGGCACCATTACCCATCTTTTCAGATAAAGTAGGTTCTACAAGTTCCCATTTGTAAGTTCCGTCAGGCTGAAGTACCTTATCTAAGGATTTAGCCATAATAGTATGTGTATTTATTCACTATTGTAGCAGACTATTCAGATTTGACCTCATTTGCATTTGGTAAAACTTCACCTTGTACCAAAATATCTCTAAATTCTTCTCTATCTATTACCTGCTGTTCAAATAATGAATTTAGTGCCGTAATATCTTGACCAATAAGCCTTTCAATGTCAAAGTCTCTACTGATTTTTACCTCTGGTGGCTCGATTCCTACATATTCAGCAGAAAAATTAAAACATTTTTGTAATTTTTGTTCAAGTTCCATAGAAACCATCGCAAGCATGGAGTTTGTATCAACACGATCTAATCTTCTAGCATCAGCAGATTCAGCTACAAACTTCTGTTGTGATAATGTACTAATACCTAAAGTAGCCATTTGCATTTGTAATTCTTTAATTTCAGCAGATTGAGCATCAAATGCACTACTTGCGGGCTCTACATAGTAAATTTTATTACCAGGTTGAGTTGCCATTGCATAATTAACAGATATAGCAAGGTCTTTAGTCTGATCATCATATCCTTCCATTACAAGCATTGGTTGAGATGCAACGTGCAAACTATGTATTAAATCAGCTTGTCTTTGAAAATGTGCAAGGTTTAAATAAGCAATATCCAGTAAAGGTGGTTTACTTACTAGATTCTCAGTTTTTCCAGAATAAATAGTAACTAAAGGTATTTCACCAAGAGAAAAAGTACCTGATTCCGCTAATTTGTATTCTTGATCCGTAGTGCTAGTGCTAAATTCACCCATATAAGAATTGTCATCGACATCATACATTGCATCAATTTCATCTTTTTTACGAAAGACTCTATAATTACCGGGTTCTATAACTCTTACCTGGTCATAAACTTTTTCACCAAAATCTCCGTCAGGTAATACAGCTTTCTCTGCGATTCTTGCCTGTATAAGATTTCCATAATTAGACTCTCTATCTAATCTCCAGCCTAAAAGATTTGTTGGATCTACTTCAATCCAGTAAGGTCTACGGTTTTGAGAACGTTCTTCAGCTAAACTTACTGCTCCTCCAGGTGCAGGATAATCTACAAGAATATGACTTTGACCATAAGTAAGAGAACACATTAATATCCTTCTTGCATATTCATCTAAATCAGAACCACAACCATCAACATCCATTTTGAAATTTTCAGTCCAGTATGGATCGCCTGTTAAAGTTATTGGTTTTCTTAATACAAGACCCGTGGCTGCTCTAATTAATCTTTGTGTAAAAGGAGAAAATACAGCACGATTTACTCTTGCCATATATGCTGTGTAATC